TGGCTGGTATTGGGACTAAGCCGACAGAACAACGCGAGTTCGTGCAGCTGCTTGAACGATGGATGCTCACACTCAGCGCAGCCGCAGACATCAAGTGCAAGAACCCGAGTCGAATATTACGAATACCTGGAACCTTAAATTGGAAGGACCGAGAACTACCTCGGTTGGTGGAACTCGCAAAGTATCCGCCAGAAGCCTCCAGAATCGTCGAGGAGACACAGACCACGCATCCATGGGGCGATGATTGGTCACGGCTTCTTATTGCCGCCAAAGCAGGAGACCTGCCTAAGCGCGAGCGCGGCAACTGGAATCTGGGTCGCTACAAACACGGCGACTATCTGCTCTACTGTTTCAATCACACCGTGATCGGCATCGAACAGATGCGAATGATGGGCATGGTCGCACATGCCGAAGAGTGTCGTATATTGGTGAGCACTGCGCTGGACACGCAGTCATTCTCGGACTAGGACTAAAATGGAAGAACTTACACTCGACGATCTCCGCGCCATGGTGGCCGGAGACATGCAGACGCACGCTCGCGTCGTGGCAAATGGAGAACACCACTGGGACAGACTGTTCCAGGCACAACCTGCAAGTGGTGGACCATTCAATGGCAGGAACAATGCATTGGTCACACTGCTCGGATTCCTCCGTGCAAAGCGCTTCAGCATTGACCAGGCGAACATCTTCAGCATCTGGTGGTCTGACACCTATTGTGAACCTCCACTCGAGCCTGAGCTTATCCGTGAGACCACTGGCCGCTTCTGGGTCCAGTGGGCGCAGGGTAATGTTCCCGACGATCTGCCGGGCGGTGAGACCATCGCGCCATGGGAGGTCTGGGACTGGACCCGAATGGAAGTCGAAGAGGCTAAACTCGGAGCGCAGTCCTGGCTGATACCAAACGTGCTGTCGACTGGCGGACTGCATTATTTGTCTAGTCCTCCAGGCAGCGGGAAAACGTGGGTGATGTGCGATCTGATTCGTGCAGCTGTCTTCGGTGACAAGTGGCTGAACGAGTTCGACATCCCTCAGACCAAAGTGTTGTACATCGATGAGGAGATGGGCGTCCAGAAGGTCCTACAGCGGCTCAGGAAGCTCGGAATGCGCTCGGCTGAAGGAATGGGCTACCTCAACAGAGTCGGCGTCAGATTGGACAATATCCTTGATGTCGAACGAATCGTCAAACACTGTCAGGCGCAGGGCATTGGTCTAGTACTCATCGACTCGCTGGTGCGTGTTCATGGCCTGGACGAAAACGACAACAGCCAGATGAGGAGGTTGTACGACTCGTTCAAAAAGTTACTGGATGTCGGCATCACTGTTCTCATCGCTCACCACAATCGCAAGGGTGGCACCGATGGGACAGTCAAACACGAAGGTATGCGCGGCGCTGCCGAGATTGTCGCAGCTGCTGACATGGCCTACAGCGTCGAGAAACAGGCGAACGGGTTGTATCGCATGTATGTCACTAAAGGCCGTCTGATCAGTGACGAGGACGCGATAGACGTGACGTTTGAAATCAGGGACGAGGATGGTTTGACGAAGGTGCGAACACTCGACGCCGGCGCCAGGAGCGAAGTCATCACACAAGAGATCCGCTCAAAACTCATTGAGCTCATCAGTGATTCACCAGGCATCACACAGACTCGCCTGGTCGAGTTATGCGGTAGTCGAAAATCAGTCGTGGCTGCGACACTGGCGGACCTCGAAGCGAGTCGAATCGTGTCGTTTGAGAAGGGTCCAAAGAACTCAAAACAGTACAGTCCGACAGGGCTTCTTTAGGCCGTTTCTGTTGTTCCCGCTGTTGTTCCCGTGCTGTTCCCCCTTAAGTATTACAAAACGGGAACAACAGACAGAAAACCCCCCTTTGGAAACCCCCCCTGCGAGCATGTTAGAGGTTGCTCGCTTAGGGGTCTTAAGTCGAAACTGTTCCTGCGGGCCGGACGCTTACGCTGGCCCACTGGAACAGCATCGACGAATAGTTTGACAAGTGGTTTGATGTTTGGTAATGTCAACTTTGATGGTGCTGGTGGAAACACCTTCTGGATTGGTAACTGAGCCAGCACTGTCACAGAGTGGTCTTATGACCAAAGGAGTAAACAAGTTATGGGTTTCTTTTCAAATGCCACGTTCAACGATGGCGCATCGCAGTTTGAAGCAGCTGTCGCAGGATCTTATGTCTGCCGCCTCGCTTCCGTCGAGAGCGTCGACCGACCATCTTATGATGATCCGTCCGTGATGCTTCCAAATTACAAATTCACGTTCGAGACCACTGAGTATGGCGATAGCAACAGCAACGCATTCCGCTTTGTGAAGTTCACACGCCAGGGATACGGTTCCGATAAGGCTGCACTCACAATCCTGCTCGATGGCATGTTGGGCCGCCGCCTGACACAGCCAGAGTTTCACAACCTTGACATCGACGCACTCATGACGAAGGAGTGGATGGTCACTGTAGACGCGAAGATCAACACTCGTGGTTACAACACCAACGCCATCGTCAGCGTGTCTCCTGTGACAGCTAAGAAGAAGCTCACGAAGATCGCGCAGCCAACCATCAAAACCGATGACATCGAAGACCCCTTCGGTGAAGACGCCAGCGAGTAACCATCTCCGGTTGCCAACGACTCGCTGACGATACCAGGCACACTATCCGAACGGTGTGCCTGGTCTTTTACTTTGAAGGGGAATCAAATGTCAAAAGCGACAGCCACTGAGGAGAAGGCTGAACTCCTGGTGCGAATCAAGGAACTTCGAGCTGCTGGTAACAGCATCTCGCGCACCGCGCAGATCATGTGCATGACACGCGGCACAGTTCAGCGGTGGATCATGGAAGAACGTCCAGAACGAGAGGTCAAGAAAATGGACCCGTATGTTTCGATAGACGAAAAGACCGCGATAGTGGTCAAGTGGGCCGAACTCATCGCAAGCGGTGAGAGTCGTAGCAGTGCAGCTGCATCGGTTGGTTTTCCCACAATGATGCTCAATCGATGGCTAATGTCGGAACCGTCACTGCGTATCGAGTTTCAAGAATCCATCGGCAAGAAGCAGAACAACTTCGGTGGCCGCAAATCCTTTGAACAAATCCTTGCAGATGTACGCGCAGGACGTCCTGTGTGGCGTGATGGCGGTCGGTTCAAGATACAACTGGTCGAAGCCGCACTCATGCGTTATGAGCTCGATGGCGCGAACGTCTGGCGGTGCAAGGGCTTCGCGACCTTATCAGGGAACGATGTCCTGGCGCGAGATTGGACGGTGGTGTCATGAAGTTCAGTGAAGTGATCGAGCCATTGATGCATGGCAAACCAGTCACACGCGCATCATGGGAGCATGACGTCTACGTGCGCTACAGTGACTTATACGAGGCGTTCGTGATGCACGCTATCCCTGAACCGAAGATCATCCAGGGAATCACGATCTATCCGGAGTGGATGCTTGCGGATGATTGGATGTGGGGTGAGTTTCATCCAGTCAAGGACGAAATCAAGTGGACACAGACAACCTCATAAAGACGATCATGGCGAAGCCATGGTCCAGCACCTACAGCCTACTCAAGGCTATCGGAGCGTCCAGCCAGCAGGTCGACGAAGCATGGCGCGACTATCGTCGCAAGTACATGCGGAGTCAGCGCTGGCAGGACATCCGGACGAAGGCGCTCGAGCGCAGCGGTAGAACATGTGAGCAGTGTGGCCGTCGACAGGACGATGGCTACAAGCTCGATGTCCATCACATCACGTACATGCGACTCGGTGGCGAGCAGATGGAAGATGTTCAAGTGCTGTGTTACATGTGCCACGGACAGCTGCACTACAGACGCAGAGTGCGCCAGGACAAGGAAGAATAATGAAGTTTGAACAGGCACTGCCGGCAATGCGGGTAGGTTATGTCATCGGCGTTCATTATCCAGTCAACGGTGTGACAACGTGGTACAGCAAATGTCCTATACATCCGCATGATGTCTACGTGCATGGATTCTCACGGGTCAAAGATATGATCGGGCAGTTTCCAAGTTCCGATGTCATGCGAGATGATTGGATTGTAGGTATGCACAGCATGGTCAGAACAAACATCCACGGTGTATGGTTTGACAATAATCCGCTATGGCTTGACATCGATGGCGAGCCAACCATGGAACAAATCAACGAAGCAGCTCAAACTGCTTTAGCACGAAGAGAGGACAGAAATGGCAAGAGGTAACACAACAGAACCTGAGATCCTGGCACAGGTCGAATCGGCTTTGATTGCTGGTCAAAGTCCTTCGGTCATTGCACGGTCGTGTGGACTGCCACGCACGACCATCATCTCAATCCGTGACAGAATGACGACTCCTGTCGAACAGAGTCGACATGACATCACCTCGACGATTCTCCCGACAAAGTCTCTCGATGATCTTCTGACATCTGTGCTCGAGGACAGCCTGAAGGCGCTACAGGCGATAGCACGCACAGCGCAGAGTGAGCGTTACATCAATGGCCAATCAGCTGCCCAAATTGCAGCTCTCCATGAGCGCATTGCGAACTTCTCGGTTCAACTTCTCTCCGCCGCAGCCGAACCAACTTCGGACAGTAACTAGCGCTCAGACTGCTGTCTGTTATCTCGACTACCTTCGGGACACGCTGCCGAATGGCTGGTCGTACACAGCTCGTCATCTCATCGCCATCGCTTCGCACCTGGACGCAGTCGAGCGCGGTGAGATTGACAGACTCGCGATTCACATGCCGCCACGCCACGGTAAGACTGAGACAGTCACGGTGCGATACGGCGCCTATTGCATCGAGCGGGACCCGTACTCGAACGTGTTGGTCACTGGCTACAATGAGCGCATCGCGAGACGCTTCTCAAGGAAGTCCAGACAGGTCGTTTCGTCCAGGACTAAACTGTCAAAAGACAACGCGGCACAAGATGAATGGTCGATGCCTGAAGGAGGAACCTTCATGGCCAGGGGCGTCGGTTCACCTCCAACTGGTGTCGGCTTCAAGCGCATCATCATCGATGACCCGATTCGTTCTCGCGAAGATGCTGAGTCGGCGCTGTACCGTGACAAGGCCTGGGACTGGTACACGGACGACCTTTACACGCGCCTCGAACCGAAGGGCGCTCTCATCATCGTCTCGACCAGGTGGCATCACGACGACATCACTAGCCGTGCGATCTCATCGGAGCCGCATCGATGGACGGTCCTTAACCTCCCGGCAATCGCGGAGGAGTCTGACCAGATCGGTCGAATGCCTGGCGAAGCTCTCTGGCCTGAACGCTACGACACGAAGGAACTCGGACGCATCAAGGAGGTCATGGTCGCAAACTCCG